AAGCACCAGTAACTGATGATGCTCTTTCTAAAATCTTTTCATTATTTAAAATGGAATCAAAAACTTCTGTTGGATCAGAATAAACATTCTTAATAATGTATGTATAGGAACGACTATGGATCATCTCCATAAACTCCCAAACCTTCATACAGGCTTCCAATTCTGGAAGTGAACAGTAAGGTGCAAATGCCATCCCTGGACCACGACCTTGAACTGAATCCAAAAGAATTTGATACTTCAAATTAGAAGTGAAGATATGTTTTTGTTCTGGACGAAGAGTTTGATAATCCGAACGATCTTTCTGCAAAGAAACTTCTTCAGGTCTCCAGAAATATCCTAACTGTTGTTGAGTTAATTTATCAAAGACAGGATACTTATAAGAATCATATCTTTGAACTCCAAGAGGAGCACCAAAAAACATAGGTTGCTTTTTGGCATCTACCTCTTGAGTATTAAATACGGTCATTCCTTGAATCATTTTTTCTTTCTCTGCAGTGATTCTAAATTTTACAGGATTCACAGTCGTCTTCCCCCCCCTCTAAAAGTTCTTTAACCAAATCGTCAATATTAGTTTTTTCCTCCTTAATTTCGTCGGTCTTATTGTCATATGTATTTTGATAATATGCCGTCTTATGCCCAAGTTTAAAACAAGTAAGCATATCTTGTGCCATTACGCTAACAGGAACTTCATTATTGGCATAATTTTCTGGATTATACGACCAGTTTCCAGAAATTGCTTGATCGAAGAATTTCTGCATAACTGCAACAATATTAATATAACCACGATTGCTAGGCATATCCCAAAGCAACGTATAGTTGTTTTTAAGATGTTGATATTGAGGAACAATTTGTTTGAGAGGACCTTTTTTAGATTTCTTAATTGATAAAAATCCACGAGGTGGTTCGATGCCGTTTGTGGCATTGGAGACGACAGAACTGGATTCAGATGGCATCTGTGCTGTAAGAGTGGAGTGCCTGAGACCAAACTCTTTGATTGATTGCCTTAACGATTCCCAATCGTGATGAAGAGGAACAGAAGAAACTTCATCCACATCTTTCTTGTAAGTGTCAATTGGAAGAATACCTTGCGAATACTTAGTGCGATTAAAATATTCACAGGCACCCTTTTCTTTAGCAACTTCATTTGATGCTTTTAGAAGGAAATATTGGAACGATTCAGACAATTGATGAACCGCATCCCAAGCTTCTTGAGTATCGTAATTAAAACCAAGTTTAGCAAGATAGTGTGCCAAACCAATATACCCAACACCCAAAGATCTACGTGCTTTGGTTCCAATCTCTGCAGCAACTACAGGATAGTTTTGATAATCAATCAATTCTTCCAAACCACGAACAGAAAGATTACAAAGATCTTCAAATTCATCATCAGACTTTACTTTGCCAACATTAACAGCAGAAAGAATACAAAGTGCAATCTCCCCATTGGGATCATCAATGTGTTGAAGTGGTTTTGTTGGAAGAGTAATTTCCTGGCAATTATGGACTAGAATATCATTTGCGAAGAAATTATGAGTTCCTTCTACTGTAATATCATAAACTGGGATTTCTTCTTCAAGATATTCAATCTTTAGCATTTTTTTCTCCTATTTTGTTCTAAAAGTTGTTTAGCAAGTTTTCTTTGAGTTTCGTCTCTATAATAAGGATTATACACCAATCCAGTTTGTTCTTCAATAGATTTATAAAAGTTTTGATGGTTTCCGTCAAATCTATTTTTGGAGAAATGTTTTGGAAACTTAATATTTAATTCACTAAGAGCAAACTCAACTATTCTTTTCCTTCCACCAATAAATCCATATTTTTTAGCAAACTTTACACCTACTTCTATGAGTTCCTCATCAGTGTATCCAGAATAGTTTGGATTATTGTAACCAATAGTTCTTATGGAAATACCATTTCTCCACTCTTCCTGAACCTCCTGTGAGCATCTTGGAAGCATCCATCCACCAGTTCCCCCCGAAGTAGCATTATAACCTTTAGTATCACTTTCAAAGAGTTTAATGAAGTGAGTTTCCTTTTCATTAATAAAGTTTTCATCTTCAGTTTGGTAAGTTTCAATCACAGATAAGTCCCAACAATCTTCCCCATATTTTCTAATAGCAGAATGAAATCTAAATTTAGAACCATTTCTTGCTGATGATAAATGACGATTCCAACGATGCTCTAATGGATATTCAGATTTTCCTATATAAGACTTTCCGTTTTTCTTATTCGTAATTTTATATACAATATAGGTTTTCATAATAGGAAGTGTAATCTCATAACTATTTATAAAATGTAGAAATTACACTCCCTATCCTATTAGTTAATTACCAACTCATCGGTTTCGGTTAGGTCTTTTGCCACTACATATCCACGATTTTTTGTGAATACTTGATGCTCTGGTGTAACTACAATACTCTTACCACTTTCTTCATCAGTAATTTTCATTACCTTTGCTTTTGGTGATGTTTCGGCAAATGCTGTAATAGGTGCCCATTCTTGTTGATTAGTTTCTATATTATAAGAAAGAACTTCTATTTGAGGAACATCATCACAAAGACATGCAATTATAGCTATCCTATCAGAAAGGTAAATTTCTAAATCTTCAATATGAATTTCAATCTCACAAACTCTCCAATCAGATACTTCACCAATATCATTATAAATGGGTTCTGGATATCTAATTTTGATTTTAGTATCACCAGAAACACAAAGATTACTCATCTCAACCTTATCCATAAAGGATGAGTGAGAGTTGCAGTGGTCGATATTCATAATGTAAATACGACCAGTTTCAGCACGTTCTTTCAGGAGGTCCAAAAAGAGTTCTTGAGCTCCGATAGTCTTTCTAGGAATAGACTCATCTCGTTCGTAACGTACATATAACTCGTCAAAAGCATCAGTTCCAAAAGCATCATACAAACCAGGAACTGCGTGTGGGGAGAAGAGAGAGACCTCTTCATTCTTGATGAATCGTTCATAGAACAGTTTAGAGATTTGGATAGAGTAGTCTAACTTACGAACACGGTTGTCTTCGGTTCCTTTGTTATTTTTTAATACTAGGATGTCTTCGATCTCTTGGTGCCAGATTGGGAAGTGGACAGTTGCTGATCCACCACGGATGCCATTTTGAGTGCAGCATCTGACAGTTGCTTCAAACTTTTTGAGGAATGGGACAACACCTGTGTGCTGAACTTCTCCACCTCTGATTTTAGCGTTGATGCCACGGATTCTACCTGCGTTGATGCCGATTCCCGCCCTTTGTGCAACATATCTGCCGATAGCCATATCAGAACTAAAGATGCTATCGAGGGTGTCATCAACATCAACAAGAACACAGCTAGCAAATTGTCGAAGTGGAGTTCGCACTCCTGCCATGATAGGTGTGGGAATGTTGATTTTGTGTTTGGAGATTGCGTCGTAGTATCGTTTGACATAAGAAATTCTAGTTTCTTTTGGATATCTAGCAAAAATAGTCGCAGAAATCATCATATACATGAACTGTGGAGTTTCATATACTTGCCCAGCACTACGGTCTTGAACAAGATACTTATCAACTACTTGACGAAGACCAGCATAAGTAAATAGATAATCACGGTTATGATTAATATAACCACCAAGACGATTAAGTTCTTCCTCTGTATAGTTAGTCAAGATTTCTGGATCATATACTCCAGCAAGAACACATTTCTTAATATGATCTACAAAAGTAGGATGATCTTGAACTCTTCCATACAAAGATTTTCTCACCGAAAACAGAAGTAGTCTTGCTGCAACAAATTGATAATTTGGATTTTCCAAATCAATCAAATCAGATGCAGAACGAATTAAAATTTCCTGAATTTCTGCTGTTGTAATTCCATCATAGAATTGAATACCAGATTGCATCTCGACCTGTGATGCAGAAACACCAGAGAGGTCCCTACATGCCTCCTCAACCATTAAGTGAAGTTTATTGAGATCAAGAGGTTCATTATCACCACTTCTCTTAATTACCTTTGTACCGTTGCTCATACTCGTTTCCATCCAATAAGTTTTGCTTTTGCTTCTAATCCCATATAAGTATTTTCCTTGATGATTTTTGGGGCATCAATTCCTGAAAGGATCATATCATTAATATCCTTTTCTTTCAAGTCATTCGGCCAAATGACGATTGGAAATCGCATTTGTATTGCTTTTTCCATTCTATCTACGATCTGTTTATTTCGTTTTTCATTGTCATACACCATTACAAATTCTGTTGCAAAGTTGGATATGAAAAACATTTTATCGATGTCTGCACCAACCATAGCAATTGAATTATCCAAAAACATACTATCAATTGGTCCTTCAACAACATAAACAATTTTGTCGTAGTCTGGTTTATCCAAATTGTAAATTTTTGGATGTGTATCATCAAGAATAATTGTAATGTATTTCACCTTTGATTTTTTATTTAAACTACGACCTTGAAATCCAAATATTTCTCCTTTATTGATTAAAGGAATAATAATTCGTGGTTCGTCCCGTTCTACTTTATCAAAGGTGTGTTTTTGCGTGTTGGTCCATTCTTTAAACTTTTCACAGAAATACAATTCACACAGATAGTTGTTAGGTATTTTTCTATCTTCTAAGTATTTTCTTGCAGAATGTTCTTTATTTAGTTCTGCGATGGTAGGCAGGTCAAATGCCTTTTTTGAAAAATTTGGTTTCTCAAACTTAAACTCTGGGTTCTTTGTTTGAGACCTTTTTCCAGTAGTTCCTTCTTTATATCTTTCCATCACATACTGGTCGTAAAGAACAACATCTAAGTCTTTGAGAAAGTTTGTAAATGTTCTAGAAGTTCCACAATTATGACACTTAAAATTATGGTCGTTCTTTAATTGGTAAATATATCCTCTTGCCTTACTCTTTGTCCTTTGACTGTCACCGCAGTAAGGGCACCGAAAGTTATAAAGACCTTCTTTTTTCTTAGCAAACTTATCCAGTCGGGAAGATACCAGCCCGATGTATTTGGAATCAACAAAACTCATTACAAAAAAGAATATTACTTCGTTCTCTCTATGCTACTTGAATTATGATGTGTTGTCAAGAGATTTAATGCGGGTGGGGCAAATTTAATGAAGATGGCAACTACTGCTAAACCACCCAGTACTTGCCATCTAAATTTTGAAATACTTTCTACCTTTTCTTCTACTTTCCCTATTCTTTCACCCAACTTTTCACTTATTTGTTCGTGTTGTTCTTTTGATGATACTTTAATATCTTCAATCATCTTTACAATAATATTGTCTGTTCTATTGCACTGCTCAATCTTTTCATTATGAATGGCAAGCATTTGACTGATATTTTGACTCGTTTCTCCTATCTTCTGAATCGCAGTATCAATGCGTTCCATCATCTGCTCGTATACATTTATTCTCTCCTCAAGGAGAGCTATTTTTGTTTCGGTAGATGATTGTTGAAACATTTTTTTAATTATTTTTGAGGTTTTCTTCTCTGAATTTTTGCAAGATCTTTAAAAAATGGGTTCCAATTTCTTCTTCTTCCTTTTCTCAAATCAACTGGTGGTTGATCTGGTGGCAATCCTGCAATATTAATCGGACCGTTTGGGTTGTTTGTGGAATTAGCAATCACAGGAGAACCCATCTCCTCTTTAATGTTACGAATTATTTTAATTAATCTATCTACTTTATCCATTAGATCACATTTAATTGTTTTAAAAAATCTATATCTACTGGTATGCTATGGATATCAGTCTTTGGGTATTCTGGAAGTCTTCCCAAATAAACAATAAAAGTTTTAATGATACTCCAAAATTGACTATCCACTTTATAAAACAATAAAGGAGTTGTAGCATCTCCAAATACATTATAAAGAATTATAAAATGATTAATTAACAAATGAATATTTAATGACCCAGATGATTTATATTTTTTCAATAATCTATTAATCCAATTAAATCTTTTCAGATCTTCATAAAAATCATCTTGGGTCATTGATTGTGGATTATCATAATGTTTAATTGCAAACATTAAATAATTATCTTCATTCAACTCATCAAATCTCATATATCAATTACGCATAAGTAAGTCTTGCTGTATCGGAAGTCTTCGCAGCACCAGCAGCAGTAGTAATGTTAACTCTATAGTAGTAACCATTAGGTCTGTTGGCAGTTGTAGTTGTTGCCGCAATACCAAGAGTTGCTGTAGTTGGGTTGGTGTAAATAAGACCACCAAGCAATCCAGTAGTAACATTGGTAAATGCTGCTCCAACAGCAGTTGAGAACTGCCACTGATAAGAAAGTGCTTCAGAATCATTTGCTGCTGCAGTAACTGCGAATGTGGTTGCAACGGTTGTAGCAATTCCAACTCTATTTGATGGTTGAGCACTAATCGTAATGTAATTGTCTGCATATACTGCATCATCAGCAGCATCACCAGTTGCTGAATATGTTGCGAGTGCAGATGTGCTAATTCCAGACATTGCAACCAACACTTCGGTCTTAACTCTCAGTTGATTCTCACAATCAATATATGTATGAACTCCCACCCAACCTGCGTGTGCCGCAGCATATTTTGAACCACTTTCGGTAGCAGCAGTTTGCTCAAACTCATCAACACCATATACTCTATTAGTTGATGCAGAATTGCCAGTTCCAGTTATAGTAGCAAAGTTTGTATCTTCTAAAGTATAAACTGGTTTTTGAGATATTGAATATGCAATTCCAGCAATAGCAGCACCACTCAGATACTGAGTTGTTGCAATTGAAATTTGAGTCTCCGAAGTAATTCCAGAAATTACCGCATTTCCAAAAGTTCCTCCAGCACCGATGGTAATTACTGCACCAGTAGTGACACCTACTGCTCTAAATGATGTTCCAGCACCAGTAATTGTTTTATTTGTATAGTTGACAGTAACTGTTCCTGGTGAAAATACACCGTCTGCCTTACCCCAAAGTGCCATGTCTTTTTTTCCGTAAGTTTTTCTTATACTGATATTTATAAAAAAAGAAGACCTTTATTTTTTGTCTTCTTTGCGTAAAATTATTTTTAAAAAGTTAGTAGTTAAATCTAGTAATCCATTTTCTTCAAATTTTTTTGTTTTTGCTAACCACTCAGATGCAGTCAACAATAAACCTAAAATAATAGTTACTCCCCAATTTGTTATAAAACAAGTTATCATTTTTGTGGAGTAAAGAGTTTTTCTTTAACTAACACAACAACCATATCATCAATTGTGTTATCGGTTGTTTTTACATATTTCTCAAGAAGTTCAATTACAAGTTTCTTAACTTCTGGATGTGTAGCAATTTGAAGAATGAGTGGTTTTACCAATGCAACTACTACTCCCATAATCCCCTCTTATTAGGTTCAATTTTATTTATCTCAAACTAGTCATCAATCACCACTTAACTTTATTTGCCCAATAAGCAGCAGACATTTTTCCTTTAGAAATATTCTTTGCGTGTCTTGTTTGGAATCTATGACGACGACTTGCATATGCCTCAGACTCACCTTCTTTTTTTGGAGAACCTTTTACACCAAGTTGCCCAAAACGAATAATTTTTTCTGTTCCACCTTCACAAGCCTTTACAATATGTGACTTTCCAGTTTCACCAGACCCGTGTGCTTGTGATTTTGGTTTGTTGCACTTCATTGCATCTTTATCAACAGATTCAGAAAGACCTTCATCACTTTGGAGATATTCGGAAGCAGTATCAATATAATCTGCTGCTCTAGTAATTTTTGATTGAACCCAAGCAGGCATTTGCATATCTGCTTTTTTTATCTTTTTGCGAAGTGCTTTGATTGCTCTTTCCATTTGGTCCAATTCAACATTTGCCATATAACCTTCATCATCTTTTTTCTTACCACTGGCAATTTCCTTATGGTCCTCAGAAATATTTGGATTAATCTCAATAAATTTTGAGTTAGTGCCCTTCATCACATCAATCTTATCTTTTTTGTTTTTTGTCTTTGCAGTTTTTTCATTCTTTAATTCATCAACTTCAAACAAGAATTCTTCTCTCCAATTTGAATATTCTTCATTTCTTTGGGCAATAAGTCCTGCTTTGATTTTTGGATTTTGTCTTGCCCTCTGCCCCAAAGTCATTGCTTTTGGACCTCTTGACCCCTCAGGAACACCACCAGATGATGGAAGTCTCTTGGTAGCAGGAACAAGTCTCTTAGTTGCAGGAACAGGTCTTTTTTGTTCTGGACTTGATGAAGATTGTTGAGTTGATAATGAAACTGGAGGTCTTTTTGGTCTTCCTGGTTTTTTTCTTTCTCTTGCTTTTTCTGGTTGATTTGAGGTGACTTTAGTTTCCTTTGCTTTTTTATATTCTCCTTTTGCTTTTAAATAACCAGGAGTATGAATTGCTGCTTTTGCCAATCCACCTGCAAGAGAACCTAAATTGCCAAGTGCTTTCATTGTGGCAGTTGCCCCACCTTCTTTGGAACCAATCGTATCAGTTTTTACACCACCAATTGCTGACTTGATTCTTTCTTTTGATTTTTCAAGATTTTTTTCTTTTATTCTCATTAATTTTTGCTTTTTCTTTTCTTCTTCCTGTCCTCTTTGCTTTTCAATTTCTTGTTCTCTTGTTGCTTGACGACGCTCAAGATAATCCAAATATCTAGAATCTTTTTTATCTTCCTTTTTTCCAGTTTTCCCTTTATCCAAAAGAGCAGAACCCTTCAATGCAGTCTTAGCAATTTTAAGTCTTCTTTGCCTTTCTGCTTTTTCTTTATTTTTATCTTTTGCTTCAGAAATAATCTCTGCCCAATCTTTCATCTTTTTGTAGATAATTTTTTCCTATTGATATTTATCGTTTTCTTTGGCATAGTTTCTTTAACTTCAACATCAGTAAAAGAAACCACAGGTTCTTTAGGTGTCATTTCCTGTGTGTGCTTTCTGTAATTACAAGTTCCAACTTCATAAACTTCACGAACATCTTTCAACCAATTTTTAAACATCTTTCCATCTTCAGTTACACAAATCAAGTAATTAGAACCTCTGCGGAATATTTTTCCAATAAGACCACTACTCAAACTTTCCACAAATGTACCAACTTCAAAAAGTCCATTGTTCTTATAATTCCACCTCAATCCATCATAATCAAGTTCAGGAACAATTCTCCAAACTTCTGTGTCTTCAGTTACATTCATAGATTTTGAAACCATATTAAATATTTTTTCTTTGTCTGCCTGACTTATTCCAGAAGGAATTCCCTGAACAAATCCAGCATAATCTCCTACTGCTGCAGATGTTCTCATTTTTGCAGAAGAACCAGGGTCTTCAATTTCACCATCAGGGTCTTTAATTCCAGCAGATATAACTTGAATATTATTAAACTGATAGTCTTGACCCTCTCCCTTATGAACTAAACTTTGAAATTCTCCCAATCTGTCTTGCCCAACCACAATAGTAACATCAGTATATCCATCATTATAAATTGAGACTAAAGAATCAAAAACAGTTCTAGTTTCTTCACTATCAACAATATATTCAGAATATTTTTTAAACATCATTCTCATAAGAGAAATTTTTGTTTTTGGACTTAATGGATTTGATTGACCATCTTGGATTCTACTTGGATATATTCTATACTCATATCCCATTCTTTTTGCATTATTAAATCCTGCTTTTAATAATTGTTCGTGATTTTTGGATGGGGGGTTAAATCTCCCTAAAACTACTACAATTCCATTTGCAGTTTGTTCTGCTGGTAGTTTTTCTGTTGTAGATGGTTGTGGTGCTGCTTGAGTTGCACTACTTTGTTTTTTTGTTTCTTCTCCGGGTATTCCGTCTTGAGATGTGGTATCACCTTGACCAAAAAACTTTAATTTTCCGTTTACTGTTTTCGCAACAAAATTTCCTTGCTTATCATACCAATCACCGTGTCCGTTTCCAACAAGACCACGATTTTTTGCTTCGGTAGATGCAAGGGTTTCTACTGCTTCTCTTACAAATTGAGTAAAACTCTTCATTATTACTTGTTTTTTAAATATTTATAATTACAATCTTCCTAACGAAATATTAGCAAGTGATGGTTCATAATAACCCTTTGATGCTCCTTTAGTGGCAAATTGTATTCTAAATCCAGGATAATTTGGCATCAAGGCAGAAGAATTGCTAGAACTAGGAACAATTGTCAAATAAACATTATCTCTCATTCTTATTATGTCATTTGAAGTCTCTTTATATATTATTGAAGAATTTAGTTCCAACTTATAATCTTGACCACCTCCAACTTTTCTAATATCCCTGAAATCTCCAACATTAAATGATTGTATTAAAATATAATCAACTTTATTCATACCTTCACCAAAACAATATTTTTTAATTTCTCCAATTGTTGCTTTTAATCTAATGCCAATTAATGGTTTTCCAGTAGAAATATCAGTCAAAACCCCCCTTCCGGAAGAATTTGACACTGAAATCAAATTAGATTTTATCAGATAATCCAAAATATCATTTGCTGCAGAATATTGACTCGCACTTCCCCAAAAAGAAAAATTTTCC